CAGCCTAAGTACGATCCAGTGACTGGCAAGATCATCGGCACGACAACTCCAGCAGCCAATATCGGCGATGCGATTAGTTCTGGGTGGAATGCGATAAAACAGTACATCCCAAGTTTGAATACCGACACAAGCGGTTATGGCGGAGCATCCGTAAGTTCAAATGGCTCAGGAGGCGCTACGGGCTCTGGAACAGACTATGGTTCTGGAACTTACTATCCTCCGGGCACTGGCGCTATAGGTTCTGGAACAGATTATGGTAACTCCGCCAATGTCAATGACCCACTTGCATACGCCGATGTCAATATGGGGCTTGACCCAAATGATCCAAATTATTGGAACATAGCCTGATAAGGAAATAAACCATGGCTAAAGAAATCACAGGCGGTCTTGCATTTGCGGACCCAGCAAAGATCAATCCCTATGGCGCAAATGAGGAAGACCTGTCCGAGTACCAGCAATCGCTTCAGGACAGCGTTAATGCGCTCCAGATGCGTTATGCCCAGCCCAACTGGTTCAATGTTGCTGCGGGCTTTTTTAAGCCCCAGTTGGGCGGCTTTGCGGCTTCCTTGGGCAGCGCATCGCAAGCCATGGGCGAGAATTTAGAAAAGCAACGTGAATCGCAATTGCCTATCGCGCAGATGCGCAGCCAACTTGCCATGTCCAAAATTGCCATGGGGCAAAACAAAACGGCTGCGGACATGGAAGCAGCCCGGTTACTCAAGGGTGACCCGCTAACCCAAGGATACGTGTCCAAATTGGTGAACCTTGCTCCGAATTCAGCAGCGGCGCAAGGCGCAGTAGCCGAGTTAAAAACTCAACGCGAACAGCAAGCTCTTACCGTCCAACAACGCGCTACGGAACTTTCAGAGATAGCCGCGCAAAGAACAAGCAACGCAGGTTTGTTGAGGGATTCGGTCATAGATGGAGCGGAATACGCTAAACGCGAAAGAGAGCTCGATGATCGTCTGCATAGTTTGCCCGGTATTTCACCTGAATCTCCGCCAAAAGCCGCGCCACCAGTTCCGCCTGAGCTTCTATCCCGTAACGCGCCACCATATTCTGGCGCTGAAACCGCCACGGCTGCTGGCGCAGCAGCGCCTGCTGCTGGTGCCATTGCACCTGCTGCTGGTGCCATTGCGCCTGCCGCCGGTGCTACCGCGCCTGCCGCCGGTGCTACCGCGCCTGCCGCCGGTGCTGCCGTTGAAAAAACCAAAATTACAACTTTGCCAAGCGGCGCACGAGTTGATGACGTTGGGATGGAGTTGGCTAAAGCCGGAATCCCTATTCTCAGCCAATACCGCACCCCGGAAGACCAAGAGAATTTACGAAAAACTGGTTACCAGAAAAACGGTAAATGGTTTACGAAAGAAGGACACCCCATCGGGGATGATAGTTTGCACTTTACGGGCGACGCACTTGACGTAGGCAAAATAACTGAAGACCAGAAAAAACTGTTGGTTGAAAAAGGCTGGAAACAAGGCAGTGGAATAGAAGCCAATCATTGGACGCGTCCGCGCACCGTTGCTGCGGCCCCCGCTGCTGCTGCGGCCCCCGCTGCTGCTGCTGCTGCGGCCCCCGCTGCGGCTGCTGCGGCTAAAGCTGATGCGGTTAAATCTCGGCAGGCCATCATGGATGCGCCGATCACGCCTACGCACACGTTGCAGCAACCTGCACCTAACATGAGTCAAGCAGCAAAAGAACAATTGGCTCAAAAAAATACGGTAATTACTGCGCAAGCAGCCGCCGCAGAAGCGCCCGCATATAAAGACTACCAAGACTCACAAACGCTTTTGAATAAAGGTCTGGATAAATCCGCCAGCAGTACGTTCAATCAATTGGACGACTTTTACAAAAACCATTCAAACGATCTTGATGACATATCCAATCTATTAAGGAAAAAAGGCGGGGCGCTAGGAACATTGCTACAGAATGGTGTTGGCATCAACATCATGGGTTACGGCGCGCGTGTGGATTTGAATGTGCTGGCCACCCTTAAAAACACTTTGCCTGATAAATTACAACCCATATTTGACCAATACATACAAAAATTGGCAGGCGCTGCATACTATGGGTTGTTGGGCCAAGGGGTTAATTTAACGGCGTTGAGCAAGGACGAACAAAAATCCCAACTGGCCAATTACATAGCCCAAAATTTTGATACGGAAAAAACACCAGAAGCCCAGTATGCTTCGGTGAAGCAGGCGCGGATAGATTTTGAGCACAAGTACGCGTTAGCCAATGCATGGCAACACACGTACAGAAAAGCACAAGCTGCGGGCAGCCTTGCGCCAGCATACGACGCCCAACAGCATCCGTTGTTTGAATTGGAAAATAGTCTTTACGAAGCAAAATTGCAAAAAGAACGCGAGAGAGTAGCCGCAATAAATAATGCCTTGACCAAGAAGAAAGGTCCGTAAAAATGACGCCTGAAGAAAAAGCAGCACTAGCAGCACACATGCAAGTTGTCATTGCGGCAGAAGCTGGTGAGCCGGTAGCTACCTCGTCAAATACTGCGCCAGCCGCTTCCGAAATTTCCGAGCAAGCTGGCGATACCGATGCCGATGCCGCTATAGCGAGTTTGGTTAAAAAACGTGGGGAGAAAGAAACCAATACTCAGCCCGCCTACGATAGCCGCAGCAATTTTGAAAAAGTTGTTGATTACACGTCGGGTTTGCTTCCGCCAGATATGTCGCAAGCTGGCAAAAATGTTGCAAAATCTGCAGGCGCGGTCGCCACTGGCATGATGTTGAAACGTGGGATTGCAGGCGCGTACCCCGAACTGGTGTACGGCACGCCGGAATACGAACAAGCGCAACAGACTGCCGCTGCGGCAAAAAATGCTCCGTTCACTGAAGGCCAAAGAAAATACGAAGATTATTTAAGGAGCGTGGACGCCGCACAAAATAAGGCCGCGCAAGCTCAAGCACAAGTAGCAGCGGTTCAGCCAGACCTGCAAAACCATCTGCAAGAACAACAAGCTCACGCCGCTCAAGCCCAGCGTTTGCAAGCTGATATGGACAGTCTTCGGCAAAACCATGAAGCCATAACTCAGCAGTTAACCAATGCCGAGCTAGAACACGAATTTCACAAAACGCGTAATGCTGATGTGGAATTTAATAAGCTCAAAGATCGTCCGTACTACGGCCCAAATAACAGAACTTGGACCACTTCAAATGAAGCAAGCGCAGCGAATGCCGCACGCAATCGTCAAGCAACATCTGTTCTAGGGTCTTTGGGCTTAAATCCTGATGAGCAAATAGCAAAAGCTCCGGGCATGAGCGCGACTGAGAGCGGGGTGTTAGCTCCGAGCGAAGTAGTCAATGAACAGGCGCAGCAAAAACAAACAATCATCGACGACATAGCCGCAAGCCAAGATGCTGCGAAGAAAAAAATAGACGCGCTAAAAACGCAAAAAGAAAACGTCCTAGCAAAGATCAAAGATCAAAGAACTGCGCTTTCTGAGCACGCAAGAGCCGCGCCCAAACTTCCGGCAATAGTTGATAGCGCGCAAAACGCCGCTAGAGCCGCAGACACGGAGTACCAACGACTACTCGCAGCGCATCCTGCGCCGCCCACACCCGCCCCGCCACCTAGCGGGGTAAGTAAGTATTTGAATTCTGGGAATTTGGCTCGGCTAGGAAGGTTTGGTTCAAGATTCATACCCGGAGTAGGCGCTATGGCCGCGCCGCATGAAGCTGAACAAGCCCTAGAAGATTACCGCAAAGGGAACTATGGGCGCATGGTTGCACACGGTTTAGGCACGGCAGGTGCGCTGGCGCAAGCCACCGGCAATCCTATAGCCATGGGGCTTGGCGACATCGCGCAACTGCCATCTGTTGCCTATGGGGCGTACGATTTATTCTCCCACCCCGAAGCTCCCGCCGGTGGATTACCGGGACCAAAATAGCCCAAGAAAAACCACGAAGGCGATCCAGACAAGTAGGCTCTTTGCCACGTATTTAAGCAAGGGCATCACATCACTCCACGCTTCTCGCTGAGGGCTCGGGCCACCTCGGTATTCAACGACCGCACGAACTTAATGCACTCCGCACGTTCGGCGCGGGCGTACTTCAGCGCCACTTCTTTTTCCACCGCCGCGCACAGCTCATAGATGTCCACGTCGTCGGCGTACAGCCCGTCCTTGTCGAGCATGTCGCAGCTCAAAAATACCTTGCGCATTTCCTCTTTTGAAAGCATGCTTTTCTCCGGTTGATGTAACTAAAGGTTAGATTATAATGCGGGCATGACCCTCGCCGAATACTTTAAGACCGATGTCCGTGGTGCGAAGGCCGAGATGGCCGAGTACCTTGGCATCACTAAAACTTGGATGGCCCTGCTGATCGCAAAGCGCCGCCAGCCTTCGCCTGCGCTGGCGGTGGCCATAGAGAAGGCTACCGCTGGGCTGGTAACCCGGCAAGAGCTTCGCCCTGACCTGTTCGCTTGACCTGTTCACGCCACGCGGACAGCAGGACCTTGTTGTCCTCCATCAGCCGCTTGTTCTCGTCTACCAATTGACGGGCTATTTCCTCCAGCCCCTCGCGGCTCCACTGCGTAAAGTCTACCTTTGGCATTTGTCTTCCTTTTCTTCATTGCGTCCAATAAAACATCCTGCACCCGGCGCTTGGTAGTCAAGCGCTCCAGCACCAGCTCGTCTACGGTGTTGCGGGCGATGATCCGGTGGATGAACACCGGGCGGTCGTAGCCCGCCTGTAGCTGGCGCGTGGGGCCGATCCGCTCGATTATCTGCAGGTGCTCTTCGAGGTTCCAGTTGGGCGAGAAGAACACCAGTATGTTGCCGCCGTCCTGCAGGTTCAGGCCGTGGCCAGCGCTTGCCGGGTGGGCAAACATGACCGGTATCTTGCCCGCATTCCAGTCCACGATGGTGGACGGGTTCTTGTCCAGATGCCTGCCCTGCGGAAACGCCTTCAGCAGCCGCGCAAGGTCGCTTTTGAAGTTGTAGGCCACCAGCACCGGCATGCCCGCCGCCTCTTCTATGATGGACTCCAGCGCCTCCAGCTTGACCTTGTGGGTCTCCTTCCACTTGCCGGTGTCGTCGGTGTAGGCCGCGCCAGCGGCAAGCTGCAGGCACTTGACGGTCTTGGCGGCGGCGTTGAACGCCTCCAGTTCGATGCCCTCCAGCTCGGTGTACATCGCGTCCTCCATCTCCTTGTAGTGCTTGCGCGCCTTGGGCGGCAGGTCCACCATGATGTTGTTGACGATGGGCTCCCGCAGGTCAAACCAGTCGGCCGCGTCGATGGTCAGGCAGACGTCGCGCAGCTTGTCTTGGATCTCGTTCTGGGCACCCGGCAGCGGTATCTTGCTGAAGCCGTCGTAGCCGGTGCGGAACCAGCGCTGGTCGAACGCGGAGAACGTGCGCCCCAGCCGTGTCCCGGCGTCCACAAACCACGCCTGACCCCACAGGTCCTTCAGGCCGTTGCTGGCCGGTGTGCCGGTCAGCTCAATCAGCCGGGTGATGCGGGTATGGGCGATGGAGCCCAGCGCTTGTGCGCGCTTGCCGCCTTGCCGCAGCCGGAATGACTTGACCTTGGTGGACTCGTCCAGCACCACGGTCTTGTAGGGCCACCTGTCGCCCCAGTACGCCACCAGCCAGACCAGTTGCTCGTAGTTGGTGGTGTAGATGTAGGCCGGGGAGCGGATCGCCTGTATGCGCTCCTTCTCCGTGCCCGTGATGACCGAGACGTTGACATCCTTCAGGTGGGACCATTTCAGGACCTCTGCGGGCCATGTGGTGGTCGCCACGCGCAGCGGGGCCACGATGAGCACCGGGCCGTCCTCGACCAGTTGCAGGCCGTCCAGCGCCGTAAGGGTGGCCACCGTCTTGCCTGTGCCCATGCCAGCCCACACCGCGCAGCGCGGCGTGTCGATGATGTGGTCGATGATCAGATGCTGGTAAGGCCGGGGTATGAATTCTGTTCTCATGCTATTAGGTTGTCCACAGCTTCGTAGGAATCAATGACTTCCACCAGCTCACCCAACTTGCGCATGCGGTTGTGTTCGCGTATCTGGTGGGGCTCTGGCTTCTTGCCGGGTGCCTTCAGCTCAATCCAGATGGGCATCCGGTTGGGCAGCATGACCCGGCGGTCCGGTGCGCCGACGTGGCCGACCCACTGGGCCTTGCGTATCTGGCCGCCGACGTCCTTGACGCGCTTGACGAGGTACTTCTCAATGTCCGATTCTTTGGTCATTCTTTGGCCTCAAGCAGCATTTCCAAGCCGGTTATGCGTTCTTCCGCTTCGGACAAATCGTCTTGCGTTTCCTCCAGCGCGGCCCGCGTGTAAATGGCGATGGCCAACAACGCGGCCCGCTCGGTGTCGCCGTTGATGTAGGCGATGCGTTCTGCTTCTTCTGGTGAAATCATGTCAGTCCTTTCTGTATCGGTATGTCTCAAACCCCGCAGCCGCAAGCGGCATGTCGGGTGCCCAGTCCGGGTTCGTGGCCAGCAACGATGACAGGTGGTCGGCGTTGAACTCCGGTTGGTCGGGGGCCTCGGCGATGATCTCGTCATGCACCGTCAGCACTATCTGGTAGCCCGCCTCTTCGATGCGGGGCATGTTGGCGGCCATCACGTCGCGGGCGACGGCTTGGCACAGGTTCTCGAACAGCTTGCCGCCGTGCGTGCTGATCCGCGTCCACTTGCGCGTGAACTGGTCCACGCCCATGTAGGTGACCGCGCCGTCCACCAGCTTGGGGTGCGGGTACACCAGCGACCGGCCTGACGGCAACACGATCCGCAGCCAGCTCGTGCTGGTGATCTTCAGCCCCAGCGCGGAGACGGTCTTGCCCCGGTTGTTTATGGCCTGCACGACCGCGTTCTTGAGCTGCGCCCAGTAGCTGGTAATGTTAGGGTGCGCCTCGCGCCACGCCCGCTTGAGCACGTCGCAGGCCACGAAGGCATCATCGGACAGCCCGTAGCGTGGGCGCTTCTCCTTGACCACGAAGCCAAAGTAGTTGTCGGCCGCGTTCACCAGCTCCCGTGGGGCGTTCTCCAGCACCTTGTCGGCCAGCTCGTCGAGGTTGATGCCGTAGACCCCTGCGAAGGTTGCAAAGGCTCCCACGCCGCCCTCGTAGCCCAGCGCCAGCTCCTGCACCTTGCCGACCTGCCGCTGGTCCTTGGTGACCTTGTCAGGGGTCGTGCCGAAGGACTTGCTGTAGGCCAGCTTGTACAGGTCTGGGCCTATGCCTTCATCGAACTCGCGGAAGGCTTGCAGCTTCCATTCCTCATTGGCCAGCCATGCCTGATCGCGGCCCTCGATGTTGGACAGGTCGGCCACCACCAGCTTCTTGCCGCGCGGGGCGATGATGCAGCTACGGATTGCCGAACTGGCCAGCTCCATGACGTTATCGGTGGTCAGGTGCGCGCACCCGGCCAGCATGGCCTCGATGCCCGCGTCGATGGCGTCCTGCTTGAGCGACGGCCGGGGCAGGTTCTGCGGCTGGAAGAGCCGCCCAGCCCAGCGCCCGGTACGCGCCGCGCCGTTGAACTGCAGGAGCCCACGTAGGCGCTTGTCCGCGCTGGTGCCGCGTGCCAGCACCCTGTACTTGGCCGTGCTGGTGGAGCTGGCCTGCAAGCGCACGCGCAGCAGCTCCTTGAGCCCCGGGTCCACGTCCATGGCCAGCGTCTTCTCCACCGTGGCCATCTGCAGGTCGGGCATGTCCACTGCGTAATTCTCAAGTATGTGCAAGCGCAGCGCTGCGCCTTGCGTAGTATTAGCAACGCGGCCGTCGGTCATTGCCAACGACTGCGCGGTCAGGTCGCCCTGCGCCCGGTCCACGGCGCGGATGGCCGCATGCACCAGATCCATGTCGATGGCCACGCCCCGGTCGTTGATGCGCTGGTCGAGCTGCCACAGCGCCATCTCGGGCAGGTACATCGTGTTGTACGCGGGCATGCGTGTCATGACCTCGCGCATGGCCTCAATGTCGGATGCGGCGTATGCCTTGAAGCGTTCCCATTCGGCCGGATGCGTGTCGCGGGTGGCGCGGGCAATCTTGCGGTTCATGCCTTGGGGCTTGCAGAACAGGTTGATCAGCCGCTTGCCGTCCTTATCCTTGGCCTTGTCGGCTGGCAGCCCCAGCACCTCGCAGAGCATGCCCAGCGAGGCCGGTAGGCCGTGGCTCAGGGCCTGCACCATGGTGTCGTGGATGCGCGTGGTGGGGATGTCTAGGCCCCATGCGTGCCGCAGCACTGTACGGTCGAAATGGCTGTTGTGGATAACGATCAGGACTTTAGGGTCGCGCAGGCATGCGTCCAGTTCTTCCGGCGGCTTCTCAAACAATGTGACGTCGCATACCTGCACGGCGTCGTTGTCCACCGCCCACGCTACCAGCAGGATCGCTGCGTCGGCGGCGTAGGCGTGGGTGCCGTGCGCAATTGGGGTCTTGGAGTAGGTCTCCAAGTCCAAGTACAGCGTGGTCATAAATCAGCGCCGGTGTGGATTTGCTGGTTGCAATGTAGGCGGCGGGGTGCTTGCGATACGGATGGCGTCGATGAGCTCTTTCATGCCCTCGTTCAAGGATTCGGACTGGTAGACCCGGCCAATTAGATCGGGGTTTTTCTTCGCGTAGCCTTCGCCCAAAACAATGTCGATGGCTTCGACAACGTCCCATATTTGATTTTTCATGTGGCTCATATGTGTATCTCCAATGTGCCTAAATAAGGTCTTCAAGACGTAAATAAATCATGCTGCGCCATTGCGTGACGACAGGCATGTGGTTGTGTGCTTGGGTGGGCTCAACTTTTCCCAGCGGGTGAATCCAGCCAAGGCTTTTCAAAGCCCTGACACCAGATACCCATACGTTGGGGTGAAGTTCGCTTGGCCGGTACAGCTTCTTCTGCGTGCAATATTCCCGAAACTCATCTCCAAGCACCACGGGCTTTTGCATAAGCAATTGTTCCGCACAAGCTAGGTAGCCTTCCACAAATTCTGGTGCGGTTCCGTATGCTTTCTCCCAGCACTTGCTTGCAAGGGCCATGGCGTTTTGCATTCGTTCTGACATATGCGTCTTTGATGTGTATGTAAAAGGCGGGGGTACTCGCTGCACTGGTGCAATTGCCTTGCGTACGCGATGCCAGCATCCGCTTTCCCCCCTATTCATTAGACCAAGTCTTCTGCCGTCATGTCCTCGAAGTCATCTTCGTCGGCCACGCCGCCGCCAGCGAAGTGTTCGCCGTCCTTGTAGAACTGCACACCGGCCAGCGTGGCGTTGATGCGCTTGCCGTAGTTGTTGTCCTGCGCCCACAGTTCGACGCTGGCGTTGACATAGCAGCCCGCGTAGGGCTTGCCGTCTTCCTCGGCCAGCGGGGACTTGTTGACGTCAATCACCAAGGGGCGCAGCGCGTTGCGGGCGCTGACGTACAGCATGCCCTCAAAGCCCGCGTAGTTGGACTTCAGGTCGCCGCTGTGCAGGCAGGTCTTGTCGGCCGCGCGCAGGGTCTTCAGGTTGGCGTCGGCCTTGACGCCCCACTTCTCGCGTGCCACGGCGTCGATGGCCGCGTTGACGGCCTTGACCTGCGGGTCCTTGGGGTCGAGCAGGAAGACCGCGCTGAAGGCAGGCTTGCCCTCACCGTTGACCGTCTTGGCCTCGAACAGGTTAGGGAAGCTCAGGCGTACGTTGTTCAGTTTTACTTTCATGGTGTTCTCCAAAGGGTTAATTCGTCACGTCGTCAAAGTCAGAAGCGGTCGCTGACGTAACCAGCGCGGGCCGCTTATCGGATTCGGGTGCCACCGATGGCTGCCCTTCAGATTGGGTGATCAGGTCCTGAATTCTTGTCCACTGACGTGGTCCAACAGTCCCGGCCTTAGCCAGCTTCTCGATGCTGGTGGGGCTGGCCAGCTTGTAGTCATACATCTGGTCGTGCTTGACCCGCATGAGCTTGAGCGTCGCCTCGGCCTCGTCCGGGTCGGCCCACTGCCGGTTGCCCTTCTTGCCCTGCACCAGCTTGTAGCCGCGAACCGGCTCACCGGCCAGCAGGCGGCGCTCGACCTCGGCACGCACGGCCTTGACCCACTTCTCAATCATGTCCGCGTTGGCCATGATGCGCGCCAGATCGCGCTCGTCCGCCGTCTCGGGCACCACGGTGTCGAAGTCGTCCATGATCCGTTCAATGATGGCCGGGCACGTCGCCTTGGCCCTGCACCACTGGCAACCCTTCGCGGACGGCACCAGCGGGGCGTCAAACTGCCGAGTTAGCTCCGCGCAGAACTGCACCTCGGCCATAAAGTTTTTCAATCCCTGCACGGTAGTGGTCCACTCAGGGCTGGCGTTTAGGCGGGGCTGCACGATCATCATGCGCACGCGCTTGAAGTCGTAGGCCAGCTCGTGTTCCACGTAGGCTGCGGCCGCGTACATCATGAGCTGCGGGTTCTCCTCGGCTTCCACCGCGACACCCCGACCGAACTTGGCGTCAATGACAATCAGCTCGTCCATGGTCATGATGACGGCGTCGGCGGTGCCGTGGGCATCCTCCTCGCCGGTCATGTGCCAGATAGACAGCCGCTGCTCGACCAGCAGCGCACCGCCGGTGGCCTTGACGATGCCGCGCACCGTGTCCACATATTCCTGAATTGCCTGCGCCTGCTCGGCCTGCAAGATCAGCCCGGTCTCGGGATCGGTCACGCCGACGTACCCGGCGGCGTCAGTGCCCCGGGTCAGGCAGTGCGCCGACACGGTGTGCATCATCGTGCCCTCCAACGAGGCGTCGGAGCTAGTGTCGGGGATGCCCTCGCACATCCGCACCGAGCCGGGGCAGGACATCCAGCGCACGGCCGAGCTGGGGGATAGCTGGGCGTGTGCGCTCATGCTGCCAGCTCTTCCAAGAAGGCCGCGTAGTCCTCGACCTTGAGCTGGGGGCCCTTGGCCGCGCCAAACTTGGCCAGCGCCGCGATGACCTTGGCCTTGTCAACCTTGAACGTGCTGGTGATAGCTGCGGCCACCTGCGCGTAGTCAATACCAACTGCCTGCGGGAGGGTGGTCGCAGGGGACGACGTAACGGGCGGGACGGAAGGCTTTTCCTCGGAGGTAGTCGGGGTGTCGGCCTTTGGGCGCAGCTTTGGGACGGGAGGTGCCTCCTGCGGGGCTGCGGCCATGGGTTGGAACCCTTCCAGTGCGCGGATCAGGTCCTTCATCATCTCGGTGTTGCGCTCAAGCGCTTGCTCTAGGCTCATGTGTGTATCTCCATAAAGCCACAACGGGATTGTTGTGGGTGCGCCGATGGTACACCACTTTTCTGGGCTTGTTGTAACTTTCTAAAAATATTTTGTTGTGGGTACAAGTTTTTGTTGTACTATCGGGCTTCCCTTAACTTTTTGGAGATACACACATGAACTGGAACCCCTACAAACGCATCGCCGACCTTGAGCGCCGGGTCGAACAAATGCACCATGAGATGCTGCACATGGTGGCAAGCACCAGTGCGCGCGTGCGCATGCTGGAACAAAAAATGGGCCGCAACACCGTGCTGGCCGACTTCAAGGACGAGACCATGCAAACGCCCGGCGGCCTGCCCACCGGGCTGCTGACCCTTGAGCAGACCCAAGCCCTGCTTGACAAGCGCGTGCGCGCCAACGCCGCCGCCCGCAAGGCTTACGCCAAGAAGAAGCGGCTGGAGGCTAAGGCCATGGCCATGCAAGGGGAGCGGTCATGAAATACATCGCCGACCTGTTTGCGCTGGTGGGGCTGGTCTCCACCATCATCGTGGTGGGGTTCTACCTTGGCTACGCTACTTACCATCCGCCGTGCCGCACCGTGGCATCCATGTTCACGAAGGGGTGCAAATGACCGAAGACCAAAAGTGGCAGGTTATGAGCGCCTTGATGCCGCCAGCGTATTTGGCCGCAATCATCACGCGGATAGTGGACGGCACCATCAGCAGGGCGGGTGCGCTGATTGTGTTCGACACCATCTACGAGCGAAATAAGGCCAAGTTGGCCGCAGCAATTAAGGAGCAGGCATGAAAATGGACGATGAAATCTTAAATTTGCCTATATCAACGCGTTGCTATTACGCTTTATATCGAAACGACATTCAAAATTTGGCCGAACTCACCAAAATGTCAAAACGCGATTTATTGAACTTGCCCACCTTCGGTAAAAAGTGTTTAGAAGAAATTGTTGAAGCATTGGGAGAGATAGGACTTTCACTTAGCCCCGGCCCCGAAGACAAAAAGCAATGGGAAGAATTGGGTGAACGCGTTAATAAACAAATAAAAGGATTTTTGGCCATGAAAGAAGACACCACAACCATCGACCCAACATGGATGCAAAAGACAGGCGGCTATGCCCGCGACATGACCCTGCGTGACCACTTTGCTGGGTTGGCTATGCAAGGCATGTACACCTCAAAATCTTTTCCCACAGACGTGATGGCAGACACAGCAATAGAGGCTTACCAAATGGCAGACGTAATGCTTGCCGCAAGGGAGGAGAAATGAGCGGCGAAGATGATGACTATTTAGAGGACATCGTGGTCACCGTCATCTCGGTGTTCGCGTTCATGCTGTTCGTCGTTGCTGTTGGCAGTATCGTGTGGGCGCTCATATCATGATCCAAGTCATCTACATCCCCGTGCTTTTTGTTTGTATGGCTAACCACTGCGAGTTTATGCAAACGCAAAACTGGTTTAAATCAGAACAGCAATGCCGCACTGCGGTAGATGTTCAAAAGGAAAATCTACAAAAGATGGCCCTCAAAGGTGGGCAGATGGTTACCCAGCTTGAAGGCACTTGCATCACACTACGAAATGGAATGCTATGAAAACACCTGAAGACGAAGCGTTTGAAGAAATTGAGCGCAGACAAGGCGGTGGCTTTTCCGCTAAGAGGGCTATGGCTGCGGATAAACAGCGCGAATGGGTAGGGCTGACAGATGAGGAGATTGCACAAGGTAACAAAGAATCTTGGGTAGATAAACAGGCTTGGCAATCAGCAGTCTGGTGGGCAGAAGCCAAACTCAAGGATAAGAACACATGATCTGCCCTACCTGCAACGCGTGGACCCGCACGCTGGAGACGCGGGAGAAGTTTGACGGCACTACCCGCCGCCGGTACGAATGCGCCAACCTGCACCGATTCCACACAACAGAGTCGGTGGTCATCGTGCCTGTCCCGGTAACGAGGGCCGATGAGGTACGCAAAATTATGCGGCAGGATTACTTGGGCGGCATGACCGCGTCCCACCTAGGGCTCTGCCTTGGCATGCCCACGCGCTTGGCAAGGGAGGTGTTCGTGAGGATGCGGGACGCCTACGTCAGGAGCTGGATTGTCGAGAAGGACAGGTGGGTGGGAGTGTGGGCCCTTGCCGAAGACATTGACGACGTTCCACCCAACTGCCCCAGACCAACAATGAAACCACCGAAAGCAAACAAATGAGCACCGTACTGAAATCAGGGATAGAGCAGGCCGTGGCGGCCGCAGGGTCGCAGGCCAAGCTGGCCGACATGCTGGGCTGCACGCAGCAGAACGTGTCGTTCTGGGTGAGGCAGGGCTACGTGCCCGTGGAGCGCATCAGGGAGATTGAGCAGGCCACCGGCGTGCATCGGTCTATACTGATCGACCCTGCGTTGATAGACCTGCTGGCACCGGCAGACCTATAATCGTTTCGGAACACGGCTAGGTGCGAAGTCATGAGCGCACCGAAAAGCGAACTACCCACGCAGCCGTTGTTCACTTTATTTTTGGGTACGTTTGGGTACAACAATGACACAGACAACACCAGACCTGCCACCAATTGGGCAGGTATTTAAGCCGCAGCACATCCCGCAGCAGCTCAAGGACATGCGACGCTGGGCCCCGTGGAAGGCCGTGTGGAACGAGACCCGGCAGAAGTACGACAAGATCCCCTACCACCCCGACCACTATGGCTTGAGCACCAAGGACGTCAAGCGCTGGGTTGACTTCGACACCGCCAACAGCTCTCAGCGGCTCAACCCCAGCAAGTACAAGGGCGTGGGCTTCGTGCTCACCGACATCACCGACGTGGTGGGCATCGACCTCGACAACTGCGTGAAGGACGGCGTCATCGCCCCGTGGGCCTTGGAGATCATCGACGCCGTCAGCAGCTACACCGAGCGCAGTCCAAGCGGCAATGGCATCCGCATACTGGCCACCGGCACCTTCCACAGCGACTGGAACAACCACGACGTGGGCATCGAGGTCTACGCTGGCCACGCGCCCCGCTTCCTGACCATCACAGGCGACGCGGTGGGGCTTCCAGTCGGGTACCCGTTGTACGAGGCCCCGGCAGAGGTCCTGAGCGCCCTGCACAGCCGCTACGGGCGCGGGCGGGCCACCGCCAACGTGATCCCCATCCAGATGCCCGAGCTGGTCCCGTACGTCTTGCTGCCCGACGTGGAGGACATGGACATACCCGAGGCCACCAAGGACGTCTTGCTGTACGGCCCGGACGATACCGACGACCGCTCACTGGCCCTGCACCGCACCGGTGTGCAGCTCTACAGCGCGGGCTACAGCGACGCCCAAGTCCTGTCCATACTGGCCAACAGCCAGCCCCTGTTCGACGTGGCCCTGTCCCACCGCCGCAACGATGACGAGCGTGCCCTGCAGTACCTGTGGGTCGAGCACTGCCAGAAGGCCAAGCCCAAGGCCGTCACCAAGGACTCGGTGCTGGCCGACTTCCAAGACCTGAGCGGCGACCCCGAGGTGGCCGCCCAGACAAAAAAGTCCGAGGAGGCTAAAGCCAAGGCCGAGGACCGCTTCAAGCTGGAGACCACCGAGGAGTTCATCGTACGCCGCAAGTCATCGTGGATCATCAAGAACGTCATTCCCAACGCGAATCTGGGCGTGATCTACGGGGCCTCGGGCTCGGGCAAGTCCTTCTTCGCTTTCGAGATGGCCGCAGCCATCGCCCGTGGCATACCGTGGCGGGGCAACAGGACAACCAAGTCCAAGGTCTGCTGGGTGGCCGCAGAGGGTCAGGAGGACATGCGCAAGCGCGTGGCCGGGTACTGCCTGCACCACAAGATAGACCCCAAGGAGCTGACCAACCTGTACTTCGTGGCCAACGCACCGAACATGATGGAGCTCACCGACGCCCGGGCGCTGGTCAAGCAGATACGGGTCCAAGGCCAGTTTGATCTGGTGGTCATGGACACGCTGGCCCAAGTCATGCCCGGCGGCAATGAGAACAGCGGGGAGGACATGGGCAAGGTGCTGGGGCACTGCAAGGAGATCACCCGGCTCACGGGGGCCATGGTCGAGCTGATCCACCACAGCGGCAAGGACGAGTCCCGGGGAGCCCGGGGATGGTCGGGGCTGCGGGCGGCTTGCGATTTTGAGTTCGAGGTCATACGGGCCGACGAGGACCGCGTGGCGACCATTACCAAGATGAAGGGCGGCGCGGACGGCGGCGACTTCGGCTTCCGGCTGCAGACCATCGTGGTGGGCAAGGACGATGACGAGGAGGACGAGACCACCTGCATTGTGGAGTACACGGACGGCAGTAGGCAGGACGCTGTTGCGGCACGGGAGCCTAATGGCGATGTGGGTAAGGCGCTGGTGGAGGTGCTTACAAACGCGGGGCTGACGCCCGATAACACGATGACCCGGCTGGAGCTTGTGGAGGCCGTCTGGCCCGGCAGACCACGCGGTGATTCGGAGCGGGATCAGCGAAAAGGCAACGTCAACAAGGCCCTGAACGTGCTCATAGACCGGAAGATTGTGGTCCAGAGTGCTGCCGGGGTTATTTCAATGGCCGTAAAAAAGAACGCGGTCCCTCCCGCGAGTACGTAAAAAAATGCGTGCTTCCAGTGCTTCCAACTGCTTCCGCAGCGCTTCCGCAGCTGCTTCCTGCTTCCGCTGCTTCCTCCCTCTTTAGAGGAGGAAGCAGGAAGCACGACAAAAGCAACAGATAAGCAATTATTTACAAAAACTATGATGGTGGAATTAACAATAGAAATATTTTACAAATAAACGCTTGTAACATCGAAAAAACGGGTACACTTCATCCCATCGCAACAACGCGATGACACACAAACACACAGGAGTTAAAAATGGCAAAAGCAGCAAAGTTGGTGGTGGAGTTGAACGAAGGTTCCGTGGATCGTCTGGGCATGTTGCTGGCACAGATCGCCGACCTGACCAAGGAAGCCGACGCGATCAAGGACGCGATCAAGCTGGCCGGTGAGTCCATGGAGGGCTCGTTCTTCAAGGCCACGCTTACCAAAGACGTCGACAAAAAAATCTTCGACAAGGAATTCTTCGTCCAGCAGCACGGTGAGATTGCGTACGACGCCTACACCAAGAACATCCAAATCACTTCCGTCAAAGTCACTTCCCGTTAATCAACCCGGGGGCTTCGGCCCCTAGAAAGGAATCCCCATGATCTGCATCTACACAGTCCGTAAAAACGGCAAGATTGTTTTTTCCAGCAAACCCATGTCTGAGTCGCAGGCATTGGCTGAGGCCGCGCAGTATGCGGAAGCAGAAGTGACGGAGTGCGAAGAGTACTTCGGCCAAGACGACGAAATCGATTTTCAAGCATAACTTTTACCCTAGGAGAACACCATGATCCGTTTCGCAACCGCTTCCGCACAAACTACTTTCCGCTCACAGAGCCCCCTGAGCAACGACCAGATCGCCTACCACGCGCCCAGCGTGATGGCCAGCGAGGCCCACCACTCCCGTGGTGAACGCTACGCGTTCATCCCCACGATTCAAGTGATTGACGGCCTGCGGGCCGAGGGCTTTGAGCCCTACGAGATCCGTCAGACCAAGACCCGCGACGCGGGCAAGCGTGAGCACACCAAGCACATGGTGCGCATGCGTCACCTGAGCTCGATTGCCACTGCTGAGGAGGTGCCCGAGATCATCCTGCTGAACAGCCACGACGGCAGCAGCTCGTACCAGATCATGTCGGGCGTGTTCCGCTTTGTGTGCTCCAACGGCCTGATCGCTGGCGACATGTTCAACAACATCCGCGTCCGGCACAGCGGCCGGATCGTGGACGACGTCATCGAGGGCGCGACCCGGGTGCTGGAGGACGCCAAGCAGATCGGCTACCGCATCGCCGATTACAAGGCCATCACGCTGGACCACGACGAGCAGGTCGCGTTCGCCAAAGCCGCAGGACAAGTGCGCTGGGGTGACGACGCCCCGGTCACGCCCTACCGCATGCTGACGGCCAACCGTTGGCAGGACAACAAGGCCGACCTGTGGACCACGTTCAACCGCGTGCAGGAGAACATGCTCAAGGGCGGCGTTCCCGGCCGCAGCTCCACCGGCCGTCGCATGACGACCCGCGCGGTGGGCGGCGTCAGCGAGAACGTGAAGCTCAACAAGGCACTGTGGACGCTGGCGGATACCATGGCCGCCCTGAAGCTGGACAAGGCCACCGACGCGTTCGTGGAAGCCCACGAGCACGCCTACCTGTAAACCAACCCGGCCCCCTCGCGGGGGCCACAACCAAGGAGCCAGCATGGCTATAACGAAAACAACAGCGAAGAAAGCCCCGGCAAAGCCCCCAGAAGAGGCCGTGGAGAGCGTGCAGACCTACCGGATGCCCAAGGACGTCTCGGACTGGATTGAGGGCGCATCGGCCCGTATCACGTACCTGACCAGCACGGTGGAGCGGCTGAAGCAGGAGAACAAGAACCTACGCGCCAGCCACAAGCTGATGGAGCAGCGCGTGATGGGCAACTCACAGGAGTAAGACATGGATAACGAAATGATGAACGAAATTGTTCTTGAGGCAGCAAGGATTGAACAACTCGCGCTCAGTAGGGTCGACGAATTTGAGCGCAGGAACGGTGAAGGCACCTCGGTGGACGTACTTTTCAACGCGGGCGGCATGATCGTGGCCAGCGCCCTTAGTTTGGTTGACGAGGATGAGCGAGAGGCGATGTTCGTCGCGGTGATGGTCAACATAGTTCAGAACGCCAAGATAGTGCTGGCGGAGCTTGAGACCAACGTCCTGCTCAACAAAATTCGGAAGGAGGCCAAGGAATGAGCAAACCAGAATTGACACCCCTCGCCCGGCAGCTACTCGGCCATAGCGGGACCATGCAGCTCTTCACCCAAAAGGAATTCGACCGGGCGCTGGAGGAGGCCAAGGCCGAGATCATGGCCTTCGCCATCGACGCAGCCCGGCAGGCCGTGGCGCTGGAGAACGAGGCGTGCGCACGGCTGGCCGACGAGTGCGTGAACATCGAAACGCTGGCCGACAGCATTAGGCAAAGGCTATCGAAGCGGGTGCATTGATAGAAAAGTTTTTTTTTTGGGTATGCAAAATGCTGTAATTTCGTGTTACAGTAGAGGCGTTGGTTAATTCCGACCAACACATACACACAAAGGAAAATATCATGGCATCAAAAATTTGGATCGAGTTGGAAAAGCCTACGAGCTTGGAGCACGGCGAAGAGCAGTGCAAGCTGGCCAACAAGATGCTCAAGCGCTTGGGCGTAGAGTCGATGGAATTTTGGATCGGCATGGGGCCGGGCAAAATGATCTACAACATCACTCTCAACGACAGCGGGATGTTCGCGGAATGCGCTGATAGTGGTCACTGGTTCAACCTGAACCGTCTGGCAGGCGAGTAAAACCACCGGGGGCTTCGGCCCCCGTCTTTACACAATCTTTACAATTGGATACACCACAAACTGTAATTCCGAGTTACAATAACACCGTCTTCAACACACATACACCGGAGAGCACCATGAACAAAGTATTCGACGAGAGCCTCGATCACATCATCCGCAACGACGACGACAAGATCTTCGTCGAGCCCTACGGCACCGACGGCGTCTGGCTGTCGATCCAAGCCCAGCGCAGCGCTGGCGTCACCAGCGTGGGCACGTCGATGTCCATCGAGACGGCCCGCCAACTGCGCGACGCGTTGGACGCGGTACTCGCTGGTGTGGCCCTGCCGGTCTTCACCGTCGAGGCCCTGACTGCGGGCAAGAACCACCACTACACCATCGACGTGCATGCCAAGGACGAGGACGCCGCCATCGACTGCGTGCTCCAGCACTCGTTCGACGAGTTCCGCATGCTAGTGTGCGGCGAGATTGAGGTGGTCCTGTGAGCCCGGTCCAGATCCACGTGGAGTTCAACGACCTTCACATGCGGTACGTCGCCACGCTGGGCAGCGGCGATCCCGAGGACCACGCGCCGTGGGCGTGGGGCCACACCGAGAAGAAGGCCATCGACGAGCTGCTGGCGCTTGAGGGCTTCCCGCAGGACACGCCCTACGTTCTTTGCTAAACTGCGCTCCAAACGCGCTGCAAGATGCGCTGAAGGGGTACAAATGGCAACTGGTAAAAAAGCGCGGCGTCCGGCAAACGATCCGCATTTCCCGGACAAAGAACAGATCAAGGACCGTCTGATCGCTTGGCTGTCCGAGGGCAAGACGCTGATGGATTTTTGTCGCGTGGAAGTCCACCCATCGTTCCGAACAATCTACAACTGGCAAGCCGAAGACTCTGTCTTTGATGCAAACATCGCGCGTGCGCGTGATATAGGGTACGATGCAATTGCCGAGGAAAGTCTGCAACTGGCGGATACGGAGCCGTTGAAAGTGTTCGACGAGCAGGGCAATAAGCGCTACGACCCCGGCAGCATTGCGTGGCGCAAGATGCAGATTGAGACGCGCTTAAAACTGCTGGCCAAGTGGAACCCCAAGAAGTACGGCGACAAGACGGTGCTGGCGGGCGACCCCGACGCCCCGGTGAACATCGCCGTGGACTTCGTCACGTTCGACGCGATGCTCTCCAACCTAGAGCTGCTGCGCCACGATGGGCAACCTAGCTAACCGGAAACCAGCATGGACCTCGCACACTTAGACACCATCGCAAAGAAGTACGATCTGAGCGATCCCGACCACCGCGCCAACTTCCGCATGGACGTCAGGGAGACCTACAAGCCCACCAGAATGTCCGCCATCAACGAATGGACGGGCGGCAACCACAAGAGCCGGGAAGATGCTGTGCGCGCCTTGGCGGACACGTACATCGCCCAAAATCGCGGCGTGGTGCGCAAGGCTGCTGGCGGGCGCGTGAGCTGGTAAACCAACGCGATGGGCAACCTAGCTGACCTGCTGCGCGACCCGCAGGTGCGGGCGCAGTATGCCAAGCTGCCCACCGAGCACCGCGCCGCGTTTGACTGGCGCGCCAAGTGGCTGCTGGCCGCGCACAAGCACCAGCTCGAACCGCCCGGCACGTGGTGGAACATACACTTGATGGTCGCGGGTCGAGGGGCCGGAAAAACCCGGGCGGCGAGTGAAAATTTAGGGTGGTGGGCATGGCAGAACCCCAACACCCGGTGGCTGGTGTCGGCCCCGACATCCAGCGACCTGCGCGCCACCTGCTTCGAGGGCGATAGCGGGCTGCTATCGGTGATCCCCCCAGTGCTGATCAAGGACTACAACAAGTCGCTGCACGAGCTGGTGCTGGTCAACGGCAGCCTGATTAAGGGCATCCCGGCGTCCGAGCCCGAGCGCTTCCGTGGCCCGCAGTTTCACGGCGGATGGCTGGACGAGCTGGCCGCGTGGGATTACCTGCAAGAGAGCTGGGACATGATCATGTTCGGCATCCGGCTGGGCCAACGCACCAAGCTGATCTGCTCGACCACGCCCAAGCCCAAGGACGTGGTGCTGGACCTGATCGCCCGCGAGGGCGACGACGTGGTGATCACGCGCGCATCGACCTACGCCAACATCGCCAACCTAGCCCCGTCGTTTCAAAAGCAAATCTTGCAGTACGAGGGCACGAACCTCGGGCGGCAGGAGATCCACGCCGAGATCATCGACCCCGAGGAGGGCGGCATCGTCCACCGGGACTGGTTCCGGCTGTGGCCTGACGGCAAGCCCTTCCCCCGCTTCGAGTACGTCATCCAGTCCTACGACTGCGGCTACAAGGACAAGGAGGCCAGCGACCCGACCGGCAACATCACGCTGGGCGTGTTCAAGCCGCTGGACGGTGGCATGTGCGTCATGGTGATCGACTGCTGGCAGGAGAAGCTGACCTACCCCGACCTGCGGCCCAAGATCATCGACGAGTACGAGACCGTGTACGGCGAGGGCAAGGAGAAGAAGCGCGTGGACCTGCTGCTGGTCGAGGACAAGGCGGCGGGCATCAGCCTGATCCAAGACCTGCAGCGGGCCGGGCTGCCGGTGCGCGGCTACAACCCGGGCAAGGCGGACAAGAGCCAGCGCCTGAGCATCGTGGCCAACATCATCAAGGCCGGGCGCGTCTGGGTGCCGGAGTCCAGCGTGCGCAAGGGCTACGTGCGGGACTGGGCCGAGGGCATGGTCAGCCAGATATGCTCGTTCCCCAACACGGCGCACGACGAGTACGTGGACTGCATCAGCCAAGCCCTGCGCTTCTTGCGCGACGCGGGCTGGATCAGCATCGACTTCCCCAAGGAGTGGGTGGACGAGGACGACTACATTGACGCGGGCGGGCGCAACCGCGAAAATCCGTACGCCGCGTAGAATGCGCGCCATCACCATAGGACCGAGCCATGGCCACTAAACCCTACCGCGACCCCAAGACCACCAAGATTGAGGACTGGAAGTGGCGGCCGCTTGAGCAGGTCCAAGAGCAGCTCGGCGGCCTGCGCGAGATTCCCGACTACATCCAAAAGGGCTTCGGGGGGTTCATGGCCGAGCAGGCCGGGCGGTCCAAGCGCGGCGAGATGACGCCCCGCGACCTAATCAAGGCGTACACCATTGCCCAGTCCAGCATCGGGCGCGGCGGCCTGTCCCGCGACACGGCGACCAAGACCGGCATGAAGCTGCCCAACACAGGCGGCGAGGTTCGGCCCGAGGGCGCGTTCGCCGAGTGGCTGGGATCACCGGCTGGCCAAAAGTACCTCAACCTAGCCGAGCGCGGCACGGCGGATATGTCGGCCATCGGCGACCTGCAGGGCAAGTTCGCCCCGTTCGGCAAGCAGAACGACCAAGCCGAGAAGATGGTGCTGGCGGCCAAGATGGCCCAGCTCATGGGCCCGGGCCTGAACCAAGCGCTGACCGGCAGCACCGACGACTACCGCGACTACGCCGAGAAGATGAAGGGCATCGCCGGGGCCAAGTCCGGGTTCATCGGGTCGCTGCTGGGCCGGGGCGACCTGCCCACGCTGGACGCGCGCCAGCTCAACCTGCACACCGAAGGCGCGCCCGTCGGCGTCGGCTCGATCATGAATCGGGGCAAGGGCACTGGTGCCCGCGAGGCTGTGGACCGGCTGGCTGCCCGGCAGCGGGCCATGGAGCTGGGCATCGACCCAGAGCTGATGGACTACTACCAGCACCTCGCGCACCATGCCGTTTGGGACAAGACCGCAGGCGCAAAGACCACGCACGAGGACCTTGTCCGCGCCATGCGCGGGTATGCCAAGGGCGGCGCGGCGGAATACGAACACAAGTTCCCGCTGGAGCTGCCCAAGGCCCCCGTGCCCAGTACCCAAGAAATGCGGGCCATCGTTGATCGAGTTGCCCGTCAACAAGCAGGCGAACACGTCCGAGGCGACACCGCCAATAATCTGGCCGGGCGGTCAATGCGAGAGTCCCAGCGCGTGCAGCAAGTGCCCTACGAGCTGAAGCCCACCAAGGAGTTGCGCCCAACTCCGGTGTACAACGCCCGCGAAGGCGACATCAACGTGGTGGTGCCCGGGGACCAAACCGTGTCCGACGTTATGCTCAAGCACGTCAATAACGTGCCAATCAACTCCCAGCAAGAAGGCGGCTCACGCTACGGTGAGGGCAAGCTGGACATCCCTGAAGCCAAACGCCCATTTTGGGCATCCGGCCCGGGACCCGCCCAAGCATTCCAGAACAAGGTCACCCGGTTGGCCACGTTGACTGGGGATGACCCCCGCATCATTGCGTACCATTTGGCCATGGGCAACGACGCCAACAACTTTGCAATGCACCTTGTGGACGCCAACCTCAAAGCCATCCACGGCAAGGGCGCAACACCCGAAAGTATGGACGCCTTTAACCGCGTGGTGCAAGCAGGCGCAAAAGGCATTGGCCCGTTCCCACACTTTCCCGGCGTTCACAACCCCGATGAAGCCTACGAAGCCATGTTGCAAGACCCTGAGATGCGCAAGTGGTTCAACAACCGCATGAAGACGCCCAACATTACGCAAGCGCTGGGCCTGCCCAACGGGCTGGACATCGACTACGCGATTAGCCATCCCGAGCTGCGCAATATGGAAATCAATATGACTGGGCATTCGGTGGGCCGTATGCGGCCCGGCGCGGAGCTTATCCCCGGCTCGGCCCACCACACTTACAGCCACGACATTCCGGGCGAATCGTTGGGCCGAGCACCTGAGCTGGCACCACTGGAGCTGGCGTTCTTAGATGCGACGCATTACATCAAGCCACGGTTGTCGGCCCCGCGCCACTACACTAAGACGATGCAGGGCGGAGCCCCGCACCAAGTGGTGGACGAGCGCTACTTAAACATGATGAACGACTATTACCATAAGTTGCGTCAAGCGCGCGGGTTTGCCGATGGCGGCGCGGTTGAGCCTGACAAGGACACCATGCTGGCCAGCCTGATGCTGCACAAAACACCCGACTCGGTGAACATCAAAGACGTCGGCGTCAATGAGGCACCCGACCTGCCCATCAAGGCGTACGTGTCGCCCAACGGCGGCAGCGGCGCTGGCCTGCCCATCGGCGGCGTGGACTTCCAGCCCCTGACGCCCGGCAACCAGTTGATGCCCATGCAATCCGGCCAACAGCCGGGTATCCCCTCTCCCCAATCTATGGGAACACCCCCTATGGGGACACCCCCTATGGGGACACCCCCTATGGGGACACCCCCTATGGGGACACCCCCCGGCGCACCGCCACAACCCGGCCAACCACAGAGCAACATCCTGTCGCTGACTCGACCGGGGCAGGCTATGCAGGCCCTGCGGCCCAACCCACAGGCCATGCCGCAGCAGCCCGGACCGAACATGCCCAAAATGAAAAAAGGCGGTGGGGTTGAGGTCAAACCCACGGTGAAGGACGAAACGATCCAGCGCAAAATTCCCGAGATGGAAGACGCGGTCAAGGCATTGCAAGCCGAAACCATCACCCGGGCACAGTACGACAAGGTAGTCAAACAGCACAAGCCGGTGAAGCCTTACGAGTTCGTGCCACAACCCGCGACGGATGAGGATGCAGAACGCGCGCTGAAACCCGCGCAAAAAGATAAATGGCGCGGGCACGAGCAGTGGCCTGCGGGCCGCAAGGTTGGACTGCGCTTGGACATCCCGGCGTATGAGAACCACGGGGTGTGGGTCAACTCCATCCACGACGAAGAAGGTTCCGACGAAAACAAGTACCCGACCGCCTACAACTCGGTGTCATCGGTAAAAAACGCCACGTTTGATGCCAAGCCAGAAAAAGCCGTGCGCGTGGCCACGGGCGAACAGAACAAGTCACCCTTTGCCCGCATCAAGGGCGAGTTGCACCACATGACCGAGGACGAGGCCGTGGAGCACATGAAGGCCAACCTGAACCACCCGGACTATGTGCAGGTCGGCATGGACCCGCGCAGGCACGGGTTCTTCTACGACCGCAAAACTATGAAACCGGTCACCCATTCCGCGCACGTGGTGCAGATTGGCCCGTTGGTGTTGGCGCATAAACCTACCTACGGCAAGCGCGAGACCTACGCTAAAGGCGGTGACGTCAAGCCGGTCGGCTACACTAAAGAGCGAGTTACAGTTTCACCAAACCTCGACGCCATGCGCTACGAGATGGAGAGCGTGAAGCACTACACCAAGAAGGTTAAATGATGGCAGCACAAGACGACGACCTGAACGACCCCGAGCTGAACGAAGACGGATCGGCGGACGTTGAGCTGCCCGAGGACGTGTCCGACGTCGTGGAGATGCCCGACGGCTCTGCCGTGGTGAGCATGGAGACCACCGGCCCGGAAGAGTCGCCTGACTTTTATGCCAACATGGTCGAGACCATGGACAGCTACGAGCTGAACAGTTTGGGCATGCGCTACGTCAATCTGTTGGACAAAGACAAGAACGCCCGCGAGGAACGCGACAAGCAATACGAAGAGGGCATGAAGCGCACCGGGCTGGGCAAGGACGCACCCGGCGGGGCCAACTTCTACGGCGCATCCAAGGTGGTGCATCCGGTCATGGCCGAGGGTTGCGTGGACTTTGCATCCCGTGCCATCAAGGAGCTGTTTCCGCCGGATGGCCCGGTCCGCACCAAGATCATTGGCGAGGTCGATGACTTAAAGACGCAGAAGGCCGAGCGCAAGCGCGACTTCCTGAACTGGCAGATCACCGAGCAGATCGAAGAGTTCCGCGATGAGCAGGAGCAGATGCTGACCCAGCTACCGCTGGGCGGATCGCAGTTCTTGAAGCTCTGGTACGACGAGCAAAAGAAGCGCCCCGTGGTGGAGTTTTTGCCCATCGACCGTGTGATCCTGCCGTTTGCGGCCACCAACTTTTACACTGCCCAGCGCGCGGCCGAGGTCCACGAGATCACCGAGTGGGAATACAACCGGCGCGTGGCCAGCGGCATGTATATCGGCGGCGCAAACCTGACCAGCGGCCAAGAGCCCGAGCCTACCCGGCCGCAGTCGGCCAACAACAAAATTGAAGGCAAGCAGTTCCAAGACAACGAAGACGGCTTGCGCAAGGTCTACCACATCTACGTGTTCTTGGAGTTTGAGAGCGACAACGAGACCAAGGGCGAGATGGCCCCGTACATCATGATGGTGGACGAGCAGAGCTCCGAGGTCATCGGCCTGTACCGCAACTGGGAAGAAGGCGACGAGACGATGACCAAGCTCGATTGGATCATCGAGTTCAAGTTCATCCCGTGGCGCGGCGCGTATGCCATCGGCCTGCCGCACTTGATTGGCGGGCTGTCGGCCGCCCTGACCGGTGCCCTGCGCGCGCTGTTGGACTCGGCGCACATCAACAACGCCGCGACCATGCTGAAGCTCAAGGGCGCGAAGATCAGCGGCCAGACCCAGCAAATTGAAGTGACGCAGGTTGCCGAGATCGAAGGCGCACCCGGCGTGGACGACATCCGCAAGATTGCCATGCCCATGCCGTTCAACCCGCCGTCAGCGGTGCTGTTTGAGCTGCTAGGCTGGTTGGACAATGCCGCCAAAGGCGTGGTGACCACCAGCGAAGAAAAGATCGCCGACGTCACCAGCAACGCCCCGGTGGGCACCACGCAAGCACTGATTGAGCAGGGCGCTGCGGTCTACTCGGCCATCCACGCCCGCCTGCACCAGTCGCAAGCACGCCTGATCAAGGTGCTGTGCCGCCTGAACCGCTGGCACTTTGACGAGATGCGCAAGGGCGAGATCGTCCAAGATCTGGAGATTCAGCGTGATGACTTTGAGCGCAACACCGACGTCATCCCGGTGTCCGACCCGCACATCTTCAGCGAGACCCAGCGCATGGCCCAGATGCAGGCCGTGCTGCAACGGGCGGATGCCCACCCCGAGCTATACAACGCCAAGGCCGTGGAAGAGCGTTTCCTGAAGCAGATCAAGATCCCAAACATCTCCGAACTGATGAAAGACGTGCCCGCGCCCGAGCAGCGCACGCTGGCCGACGAGAACGCGGCCATGTCCATCGGCCACCCGTCCTACGCGTATATGCAGCAGGACCATCTGGCGCACATCCAAGGCCATTTGATGTTTGCCATGGACCCGTCGTTTGGTGCGAACCCCTTCATCGCCCCGCAGTTCTTGCCCAATTGCATTGAGCACATCAAGCAGCACATGACCCTGTGGTACTTGAACCGCATGAACGGCTACGTGGCCAACCTGCGCGGCGGCAAGCCGGTGACCGACTACGACAACCCCAAGCTGACCGGCATCATCGACCAGCTCTACGCCACCGTGGGCCAGCATGTCGCGTTGGACAGCCAGCAGGTGTTTTCGCAAATCATGCCGCAGATCCAACAGCTCCAGCAGATGTTGCAGCAGAGCATGCCACCACCGCAGCTCCCGCCCGATGCGCAGGTCGTCAAAGACACCGCCATGGCCGAGACCCAGCGCAAGGCCGCCAAGGACCAGCAGGACGCGCAGATCGACGTCCAGCAGATGCAAGCGGACATCGCCAAGCACAAGATGGACAACGACACCAAGGTCGCCATTGAGAATGCCAAGTTAACCCACGAGACCATCCAACAGATGGCTCAACCTGCGGCACCCGTCGCACAACCACCAGCCCAAGGAGTACCAAATGGCCAACAGTGATGCAGAGCAGAAGAGCGTTGACGTGCGTCAGCACAAGCGCATGGCAATGGGCGTGCCGATTACCGGCCAATCCATGCAAACCAAAGGCGAGAGCAAGGCCCCAGCCAAGCCCGCTGGCGGTCTGAGCCATATTGCTAAGAAGAATAAGTGATATCAGACCTGATTCATATGCTAAAACAGCGGCAAGCCGAGATCCGGCTGTCGCTTGTGGATAACCCTGTGGGCAGCTATGACTCGTACAATCGGCTGGTTGGCGAGTATCAGGGCCTGCAATGGGTAATGGATAGCTTGAACGCAAAACTCGCTGAGAACGAATAAGGCCGCGAGGCCCCAAGCCGCGCTGAAATATGCGCATGTTGAACCTGAAATATGGTTTGTGTAACTAGGAGTTAGTATGAGCGAGAAACCAATCCCCGTGGTGAGCGGGGATCAGACGGAGGCCGACCCAGCAGAGCTGGCGTGGGCATTTCCAGACGTGCAACCGGGCCAAGCGCCCTACGGTGGCCGAGTAGTTGTCCAACTACGCCGCATCAAAAAGAACGCAGGCAAGATCATCTTGGTGGAAGAAACCAAGGAGAACGAAAAATGGAACAACATGATCGGCAAGGTCGTGGCCATTGGACCGCTGGCGTTCAAAAACAAGGACACGATGGCCTCATGGCCTGAAGGAAGCTGGGCGCAGATCGGGGATTACGTCCGCGTGCCGCGCTGGGGCGGAGACCGCTGGGAGCGGCCAGTCACCGGCGAAGAAAACGGCGACCTGAACCCTGTTCTTTTCATGACCATCAACGATCACGAGCTGATCGCCAAGGTCACCGACAACCCGTTGTCGTTCAAAGCCTACGTCTAAGGAGATACCATGGCCACAGAAGCTAAAGAAGCGCCGTTGCATGTGCAGGAAAGCGGTGACGGCACCGCAACAGTCGAGCTGCCGGACAATTTGCTGCCCCCAGAAGACAACGACGAGCCCACCCAACGCGGCGAATCCCGCGAAGATGCGGGCGACGCCGGTGACGAAGACCACCCGGACGATTCGGACGCCGTCCGCGCCGCCCGCCGGGCCCGCCGCCGGTCCAAAAAAGACCTGATCCGCAAGACCAACGAAGAAAAAGATGTCCGTCTGCAGATGCTGCAGCGTCAAAACGAGGAAATGGCCGCCCGGCTGTCCCAAGTTGAGCGCCGCACGCAGGGCGCGGACATGGCCCGATTGGAAAAAGCTATTGATGACGAGCAAGTACGGGTGGAATACCACCGAATGAAGCTGTCCGAAGCCACCAGCGCGGGCGATGGGGAGGCCGCAGTGGCCGCTCAAGAGGCTTTATACGACGCCCGGCAAAAAGTGGAGCATTTGAACCGCTTAAAACAGCAGGCAAACCGCCCAACGCAAGAAAAACAGGCTATTGACCCCAACGTACAACGTCATGCAGCCCAATGGATTGACCGAAATCGCTGGTACTTACCCGATCTGTCCGATACCGACAGCCGGATCGCCAAATTGATCGACGAAGACCTCGTAAAAGAAGGCTGGAACCCCGGAACTTCGGATTATTGGGACGAATTGGACTCCCGCTTGCAGAAACGTCTTCCCCATAGGTATAATGAATCGTCAGACCGACGTGATTCACCTAACAGGACTCCAAGGAACACCGTGGGAAGCTCAGGACGCGAAGCATCAGCCGCATACGGGGGCACAAACCGTACTTTCACTCTCACCGCTGAACAAGTGCGTGCGATGAAGGACGCAGGTATGTGGGACAACCCCGAAAAGCGCGCAAAGATGATCAAACGATACGCAGAGCAAGCACGAACAACCCAACGGAGTAACTAATCATGGCCGAATCACGTCTCAAAAAATCTCTAGGAACCGGTACGCGCGAAACTCGTGCAAACGAGGACGGCAGCCGAGCAGCCCCTGAAGAAAAGTTCATTTCCACGCAGGAACGTAAACGCATGTGGAGCGAGGAATGGACACAATCCGCATTGCCCAAACTGCCCAACCTTGATGGTTGGCATCTTTGCTGGCTCTCAACAACCAATAGCTACGACTCCATCGATAAACGGATGCGACTC